CTTCATTTAAAAATTGTGCTGGTTTATGAATATCACCTAACAAAGTTATGTCATGTCCATCAAACAAATCCGTACCTACATGCTCATTAGATATTTGATAACCAATATCCGTTTTTGCAGTATTAACCGCTCCATGATGCAATGCTACTTTATATGCAGCTTTAAATTGATTGGCACGGATATATTCGCTAGGTGGCGTATCAACTGCCATGTGATTGAAAACAACATTAGCTATTTCAAATAAACCATTTTCTCTTACAAAAATTATGTTAGGATTTTTAACTACATTGATAATAGGACTAATTGCATCGGTGCGGTGCATGTTGTTTAGATTCATATCATGATTTCCCAGAATCACTACGGTAGGAATCATGAATCCGTCAAAAAATTCAACAAGCATATCAATCAATTCCGGAGACATATCTAATTTGCTATGCACAATATCTCCGGTAACTACAGCAATACTATTGTTAGTACAATTGCATGCAATATAGTCAAATAGATTTTCAAATACCTCACGATATTCTTTGTGTCGTTTCAATGTACGAATATGCACGTCCGAAACGTGATATATTCTATCAATCCATTTTAAACCAGTATCAATATGTTTTATGTCCATAACATTCCCATTTTCAATTGCATCAAACGTTCAAAAGTTAAAACGTCAGTATTTTCAATGATTTCATTGATTTTAATGAAACCTAGTTCCGAAGCATCTTCATTTTGCAATTCAACAAAATATACATTTAATCCTTCTGACATGAATTTTTCTGCAATACTAATTGCATTCTTCAAAGCATCAGCATCCAAACAAATATAAATGTCTCGTACTCGTTCTTGTATGATTTTCTTTTGTAGATTCATTTGAATGATTTTTCCAAACAAAGGAATTGCATTGCGTTTAATTGCAATTGCATCAAATGCACCTTCGCATAATATTATTGGTTGAGACCAATTAATAGTTAAATCAAATCCGATAATATCTTTGGATATTTTAGGATTCTTATGTTTTTGTTGATCCGCTTTATAAAAAGCTCGGCTTACAAAATAATTCAATTGTCCGTTACAATCATAACTTGGAATAATTATTTTTCCAGAATATTCTCCAGAATCGCAATATCCAATTCTGTATTTTAAAATATCAAATATAGTAACGTTTCTATTTTTTAAGTAATGCATTGCATTTCTATAATCCGGAGTATTTTTTGGAATCCATAACGGTTTATATTCTGTTGGCAATTGTATTGTTTCTGTTTTCGTTTCTACGGAAGCAACGTTTCTATATTTTACAGATTCAATTACGCGAGATAATTGTTCGAACTTTTCTTTTGGTAAATTTAATTGTTTGAACAACGAAGCAATGCTACGTCCTTTTTTATCAGATATCCAACAATGCCAAGCATTTTCGCCTTCGGAAGTTGTATTGATGTTGATTTCTAATTTAGGCTTATAATGAGAAACAAACGGAGAAAAGAATGCAATATTATCACCAGATGTAGATTTACCTTTACCTAATACTGATTCTAATAATTGCAATAATTTAATGTTTTTCATTACTTATAATATAAGAATATTATAGTAATATTCCAATTAATATATTAATATAATATAATTAATAATATTGGTTAGACACATACATTACATTTCTGGTCTAACGATCGATTCAATTCTGAATCAATCATTATAATTAATGTATCAATATTCATTAATGTATTAAAAATTTTTCACATTTCAAATCTTTATGCAAAAAATTTCTTAACATCGATAACATCTTCGCCATTTTTCAAACATTCTGCTAACCATTCTGCAGGAATTTCTTTTTTTGCTACATGTTTTATACCTAGTTTTGTAGCATAAGCTTCATATGTAGTTTTGCTGCTTTTTGATATTTTTTGTGTAGGAGTTTGAAAAACCATGCGAATATCAATGTTAGGATTAGATGCTAATACATGTTTCATTTTTAAACGATCAGCACTTGTCCAACGTCCTTTAGTTTCAATAAACATTAATTCTCCGTTGCGTTTAACGAATACAAAATCTGGAGTATATTTTGCTTGACGCTCTGGTACTATATATTTTAATGTTTCAGTTTCATATTTCAAAGGATAATCAGCTGTTTTTATTTGTTCAGCTACAACATGTTCTAATCCTGATTTATAACCGTATTTATATGCAGCTGCTCGTTTAGTACTTCCAGAACTGTGCCAATGATTTTTTGCCATAACTATTTTATATTTATTCTAGTTAGATTTTTCCCAATCTATATATTCTTTCCAAGTATTAGTTTTTCCATTCGTCTTCGTTATCGTTGCTGAATCTACAAAAACTCCATTTTCTACATCACCCGATACTAAGTAATCTTTCATTATGCCTCCACCTTCTTCCCAAAATTTAAAATCAGTAATCGTTCCTTGCCAAAAACGATATATTAATTGTAATTCGTCGGTAGCGTAATTATAACTTATACCTTGTATCGTTCCAATAAATAATTTATTCATCGTAATTGGATCTGTTACAGAACCTATATATTGAATTATACCTTGTTCATATTTATCATCTAGTATGTCTCCTGTAAATAAAAACGTTTTTTCAAATTTCTTTAATAAATTATCTGCTAATAATGTAAAACGTATTATTATTTCTTCATTTTCTAATTTACTAGGTATTGCAACATCTTTACCGTCGATGTCGACGTAATATTGTTTTTCGGCCGGTGTATATTCATAAGGAGTTTCAACAGGTGCTTCAGGTAATTTGCTAATATCAGTAAATTTAAAATCTACCGTTGGTAATGTACCATTAATTTTTCTTAATTTATTATACCATTCTTCGTATTGTTTTAATCCTTTCGGATCTGCATTTTTTTGATTTAATCCTAAATCTAATAAACTCGTTTCAGCATACCATTTTCCGTCTTCGAATTTCATAATAGCTGCGTTTCCTAGACGTTCTTTTGTTAATCCTGCATAAACAGTAACTATATCTTCTAATCCAGTATCTATAATTTTTAAACCAGTTTCGGGATCTTTTCCTCCTGTAGTTTTAGTAACTGGAAGAAATGGCAAATTCCATTTTGCGTCGAAAAAATCAGCATCGAATACCCAACATCTAAAAGAAAAAACTCTAGCAGACGGTCGATAATCGCCACTTATCAATGCGTACATACCAGTTGAGTTTAAAATACTCGCCACTTTAGCAAATTGTGGTTGTTTTAACGTATCATTAATAGATTTAAATAAAACATCTTCAGAAGCACGTTCTTTTGGTAATTTAGATTTTTGTTTGTTAGCACCGGGTTCTTGTTTTGGTTTGAATTTTTTTGCAATAACTTTTACATCAAATCCATATACTGCTCCCGCATCTTCATATTCCGATCTTTCAGTTGTTTTATCAGCACCATTCATCAATGTAATTTTTACCGGAATATCTTCTGGATCGTATTCAATTGGAGTAACTTCGCTTTGCTCAAAAAGCATTGTTCTTATGATGTGTTCTAATAGATTCTTTTTCATATATAATAAATATTTACCAATCAACTAATACTAAATTTCCGTTCCACATCATGATGTTATCAGATCGAAAATCCAAATCTAAATCAAATTCTGGAATACCTATTTTGTTAACATCGTTTTTTAGTGCATTTAAAAAATTATCTAGCTTAGGATCGATCGAATCTGTTTCATCTAGAAAATCAAATATGGAAACTTCACCACCTTCGCCACGTGCAAATACGGCAAAGTCTTGCATAAAAAAATCTATTTCTCGTTTTATTTGATTTGGTAATTCTGTTGCATTTGCCATGATGTACATGTTTTTGCCATCAACATAATACACAGGAATAAACGTAGTAAATTCAGTGTAACGATTCGCAATAACATCCGCTACTTCATATTCATCTTGTTCTTTAGTGATTTTAAATACTTTGTCTTCTCCGTCAATTTCATAAACTCGACCATTATCGCCTTGGCCAATAATTTTGAATTGTTTGTTTTGAATTTTTTGCAAACAACGTTTTATGTCAGAATCTGACATTTCTCGTAATAAATGTTTTAAACGTATCATGCGTTATCCTGGTAAAATGTTTTTATCAATATCGAGACGTATGAAAAAATTCATGTCAACGTCATCTCGTTTTTTAATAGGCTGTGCCAATTTAGCAATTGCTAACAATTGTCCATAATCATTATACAATCCAATTGTAGTTATATAAGGAGCAAACGCACTAGAACTCGCAAATGTTTGATACGTAACATCATCATCCATTAATAAACTAGGGTTCAACGACAAATTAAAATCTCCAGCATCAATACGAGTAACAACGCCTAATTCATACATTGACAATGTGCTACGATAACTAGAAGTATATGACGCGTTCAATATGTTATCATAACGATAATCTGGACTAGATATTACAATCATACCTTGTTTAGAAAATACGTTACCAACTTTATTAGTTTGTAACATAGTACCTCCTTCTGTACGGTCTGCTAAATAACCGATTTGAGTAGCAGATAAAGCTTTGTTATATATGCGAATTTCATCTAACGATCCTTGCAAATTATTAGATGTTGTGGAATATCCACCGATATATATAGGATGGTTGTTATCGATTCTAGCAGATGATGTAAATGGATTATTTGGTATTGTTAACAATGTACTACTAACAGTGGACTGTAATGTACCATTAATGTACATTTGTAAACTACTTCCGGTTTTTTGACAAACTACATGATACCAAGATGCAGTAACTGCTGTAGAAGAAGTTATTTGAGTTTTAAATGTAGTGCTGCCAGCTGCAGAAAAAACTAATTGATTGCTACCACTTAATTCTATTTTAAATGGATATTTTGGTGTTATACTACTAGAAGCTTTGGTTAAAATTAATTGATTGTTAATAGTAGAATTAGCACCTGATA